AGTCTTTTACGGCTTGACTGACTTGACTGAGCGTCCACATTCCACTGTATTGAGCCATGATTATTCCTATTAGGCGGGTGCTACGACTTCAACCCAAGATGTTGTGGGTTCGTCCCATGTAAACATCTTGCCTTCTACAACAGGCATGGGGGTAGGTGCTTCCCAGAGATATGTATCTGCGTTCTTAGTCCAGCTTGGGAAAGGCTGTGGCGCATGAAAGCCAACGCCGTCATACAACATTCCAATACCAGCGTAGTTTTTACGCAATGGTCTGCCTTCAGGGTGTTGACCACCAGAAGTGTTGTACGAGGTCTGAACCCACAAAGCTGGGTCGCCCCAATGACCAAGGTTTAAAACGTCCTGCTCGATGACGATGACTTGCGTCACTACACCGTTCTCTACTTTTGCGAAATGGCTCATGATTGCTCCTTAGAAAATGATTGAACCAGAAGAAGTCCAAGTGTAAATTTGATAACCGTCTGCATAGTTTACTTGGGGGGAACCTGTCACCATAGCTGGGGCAGAATTGAGTTGTGGGTAACGAACGATGACAATTCCAGAGCCTCCGCTAGAGTCAAAACCGACAACCCCAGAATTGCCGCCGCCACCGCCACCTGTATTTACTGCTCCAGATGTTTCTTTTATGGCTGTAGTATAAACTCCGCCATTACCACCACCAGCTACGCCTAATCCACCAGCATTAGCAATATTGTATGAAGCCCCACCACCACCACCAGCGTAAAAAACTCGTTGTCCTGTAATGGTTGAGCAAGTTCCAGTCCCACCGCCTCCAGCAATTCCACCAACAACGCCATTAAGTCCTACAGAGCCAGAACCGCCACCACCACCAGACTGATCTCCACCTACAGCCCCACCATTGAATCCTTGACCAGAAGTTCCAATTCCCACGCTTGAAGCACTGTCGCTAGTCCCGCCACCAGAACCACCAGAACCAGCCGCAGTTGATGATCCATTGCCGTTACCACCTCCACCACCTGTGGCAGTTATAGAACTAAAAACAGAGTTGTTACCGTTTGTTCCATTTTGGTTACTTGTATTACATGAGCCACCAGCGCCAACAGTAACAGTTAGCGCAGAACCTGCGGCAACGGCAAATCCAGTAGCAGTCAATAAACCACCAGCGCCACCGCCACCGCCAATCTGACCACCACCACCGCCACCTCCAGCCACAACCAAATACTCAACAGTATCAGGAGCGCCAGCATAAGGATTGAATGCGCGTTGGGTTACAGCAGTGTGAGTGCCAGAACCTGAACTGTTTGTGAACGTGACAGCAGAGCCGCCAAGTGTTGTGGAAAGTTGGCAAGTGTTTGTACTTGTGCTGATGACGTAATACGTTAGGTTTGTAGATAAGCCCGTTGGCAGAGTGCCAGTAGTTGTTAACTGTATAGCCTGACCCACAGCAGGAGTTCCTTGTGTAGAACCAAAGGTAAAGGTTGGTGAACTTACAGCCGAGAACGTGCCAATAGAAGCACTGATGTTCTGCCCTGCAATAAAACCACCCAGTCTATTACTCATGTCTATTCCTTAGAAGGTGATTGTTCCAGAGGCAAGGAAGGTATAAATCGTATACCCGTTAACCGTTGTTTTTGTCGCTGGTGAGTATGAAGTTGCGTCAGCGTATGCAACTGGATGGCGAATAATGACAATGCCTGAACCGCCATTTGCACCTGCTTGTCCGTTGTCTCCGTGACCCCCGCCACCCCCGCCTGTGTTTGGTGTTCCATTAGCAAAATAACTTGTGGCTACACCATAACCACCTCCGCCACCACCTACACCGCCTTGGCCCCCAATACTTGATGCGGCCGCACCAGCACCGCCGCCACCTCCAGCATAAGTAGTAACTGTTCCATTGATTGCGGAAGCAATTCCTGCACCACCATTTCCACCAATTCTAGAGCCGTCCCTAGAATTCAATCCTACTGTCCCTGCTCCACCGCCGCCACCGGCTTCTAAACCAGCAGTTCCAGTACTGTTGCCACCTGAATTGCCTTGGCCAAATGTGCCGCTTCCCCCTACACCTGTGTCCATTGCACCGCCACCAGAACCACCAGATGCGCCTGCTCTTAATATAGTTGGGGATTGCCCACCCCCGCCACCCAAAGCAGTAATATTTCCAAATACCGAATTTACTCCAGTTGAACCTGTAGTATTTGCGCCATTGGTTGCTCCGTTACCGCCACCACCAACAGTTACTAAAAGTGTTTGTCCATTAGGAACAGGGTCAATACCAGTTAACAAACCGCCAGCACCGCCACCAGAACCAGCATCAGAGCCATAGCCTGAACCACCCCCACCACCGCCAGCGACAACTAAGTATTCAACTGACGGAGTTCTTTGGGCAGGCCAGCCACCTTGCTGAACAGCTTGTATGACTTGCTTAAGATTAAATAAACCGTTTGCCATAGAACCTCAGAATGTGATAGTGCCAGAGGCAACAAACTTATATACGCGCCATGCGCCTGCAATGTACATTTCAGGAGAGCCTGTTGTTGATGTGGCTGGGACTTGGTATGCAGGGTAGCGTAGGATTACGATGCCAGAGCCGCCAGCACCGCTTTGTGGCGAACTAGCACCGCCGCCTCCACCGCCTCCACCAGTATTAGCAAAACCGCTTGCGCCATTTGCAAGTGTAAAAGGGTAACCAGCATTACCAAGGTTACCGCCTTGACCACCACCACCGCCTCCACCTAAACCGCCATTTGATAATGGGGTTCCTTGACTATTGTGAGTGCCACCGCCACCGCCACCAGCATAAAAAACTTGTGCGCCTGAAATTGAAGATGCTATTCCAGTACCGCCTTGACCACCCGTTTCAGAACCAGCACCTGATGCACAAAAAGCTACACCTGCTATGGAACCAGCACCGCCGCCGCCACCACCAGCATAATAAAACCCACCATTCCCATAAACACCAGCAGTCCCGTTATTGCCTTGTCCAGCCGTTCCAGTACCACCAGCACTTGTGTAACCGCCATCACCGCCGCCGCCAGAACCGCCATTAGCACCTGTTTGGTTTCCTCCTGATCCGCCGCCGCCGCCCGTTGCAGTTATAGTTGTTCCACCAACAATAGTTGAGTCAGTTCCATTATTTCTTGTTAAGTTATATCCAGTAGAAGTAATAGCCGCACCGCCAGCACCAATGGTAATTGTGATGCTTGAGCCAATCGTTACGGCATATCCCGTGGCAGACAACAAACCACCCGCACCACCACCACCAGCGCCTGCGCCAGCATTACCACCCGCACCCCCGCCAGCCACAACAAGGTATTCCACCGTTGTTACAGGTGAATTGATGCCGTTTAAACCGGCTGAGAGAATCCCGCCCGTGTATCGAAGTCCCATGAGAACCTCCGATTAGGTAATTGCTTCAAATGATGCAACATAGGTTAATGCACTACTTGTTCCAGAAATAACACCAACTGATTGAAATTGCGTTACATAGAATGCTGTGGTCTTATCTACCACAATCAAAGACGCATTAGCAGGGACGCTAATCTGATAAGCAATGTAGTATGCCGTACCGCTTGCATAAGTCGGGTTGTTTGATATTGCTATCGAGCAGTTTGCCGCCGATGAAGTAGTGTTAGACACAACAATGTTGTTGATTCTATTTACCGTTCCAGACGCAGGAGTTAACCCCGTCAAAGATACAGAACCACTAGTGTTTGGATCAGCATAAGTCCATGCAACCGATACTGCGGTAGATGCTGGTAGCACATACGCTGTAGTGCCGTTAATCGTTGTGACGTTAACAATGTTTGGGTTTGCCATGTTAGTTCCTTAAAAACCGAAGATCATCGCAATTGCGATTGCTTTGCCTGTTGAAATGCCGCTTGCCGCTGGCGCTTGAAATGTGGGTGCAACGCCGGGGCCGTTTGAAGTCAGCACATGAGTTGCAGTCCCTACAGCAGTAGCCGCAGGAGCCGCACCAGCACCACCTCCGTAGAGAACACCATACTGAGTCAAAAGAGCAGAAGAAGCTAAAGTGCCTGTTGCTGTATAAGCTAAAATACCGCCAGAGGTTCCTGCTGTTAAGCCCGTACCCCCGTTAGCTACTGGTAACGCTGTACCAGACAAAGAAACGGCTAACGTACCAGATGAAGTAATTGGTGAACCAGCAACCGACAAAAACGCTGGAACACTCATTGCCACGCTAGAGACAGTTGCACCAGTAGAGGCGTTTGATGCCAACAGTTTTACCGTTCCAGCAGTATTTTTAAAATACAATTTTTCATCTGTTGTATTTAGTGCTAACTCGCCAGCGACAAGATTTCCAGCAGACGGTGTAGCCGCCGCAGTCGTGCTGAAGTACAGCGAAATTGGTGTGAAGTTTGTAGCCGCCATTAGAATGTTCCCCCAAAGATGCCAGTTGTTGCCGTTACTGTAGTAAATGTACCTGTTGTAGGCGTTGTAGCGCCAACAGTTCCGTTAATGTTAATTGATGCAGTACCCGTCAAATTTGTAACTGTACCGCTTGATGGTGTACCTAACGCGCCGTTAAAAACCACAGGCGCACCAGCAGAACCTACAGCAATTGCAAGAGCCGTTGCCACACCAGTGCCTAAACCTGATACACCTGTACTGATTGGCAAACCTGTTGTGTTAGTTAAGGTGCCACTACTTGGTGTACCTAATGGCCCACCGTTATCTAATATTCTGACCCAGCTACCCCCGTGAGCAAAAAACATTGCTCCATCTGCATGGCTGTGAGCCAAAGCACCGTGAGAAGTAGCCGCAGATGGAAAAGCCGCTTGGTTAGCATAATAAAAAGGAATCATGCTCCCGACTTGTGGAGCAGTGATTGCACCATCATCAGCAACA